CCTGTACACGCCCTACTCGCAACCGAACTACTACGGCAACGGGCTGATCCGACCGAGCGTCTGGTTGTGCGACCCGGGCAACACTACCAAGTTTCTGGATGACTGCCTGCTTATGGTGGACATGGTACAGAACTGGGATGAAGGGAGGTTCCCACTGAAAGAGTACTGGTATACTCCGTTCATCGAAAAGGTAGCCGCGCCCATGCTTCGGGTGTGGTTCCAGCGGCGGCAGGGATTGACACACAGCCTGCCCAATGACTGCGACTGGCATGTTGCAGCTAACGAGTGGATAGCAAGGAGAGACCCGGATGGATCCAAATGAAAGGCAGGTCGGCGGCAACCACTACCAGAAGGTAGAGGGTGAACAGCACTGGGACCGCGCGTGGCGGCTGAAGCACGACTGCTTCCAGTACATTATCACGAAGTGGGTGGAGCGCTGGCGGGACAAGGGCGGGGTAGAGGATCTGCGCAAGGCCCACCACGCCCTCGAGAAGTACATCAGCATGGTGGAAGTGGTGGACTCCCCCAAGATTCACCCCAACATCAATGTGGACCCGGCATTCGTGCGCCCGGTGCCGCTGTACCACGATGCACCCACCAATGACGACGCCCCACCGGACACCAAACTATGGATCAGGGGCTACCACGGGGTGGACCTAGCGCACTTCGAGTGTCGCAAATGCGGGGCCAGCATCAATGCCCATTCATTCACTGAAGCAGAAGCAATACATGGCGATTGCGCCGGGAGGGCATATGTTCGACAAGATTGAAGGACGGCTGGGCGCGGGGGCAGGGCAGGCAATCAGGACCGCCCCGGGTAAGGGTGAAATCGAGGACGCCATGCAGACCCTGGAGCGGGCCATCACCGGCATGGTGGATGACCTACGCGACCTCAACATGAGGCTGGAGCCTGTGCTCAATCCCATGGAGCAGGCCAAGGACGGTGGAGCTCCAACCCGGGGGTATAACACCCCTCTGGGAAGGGCTATAGGCGAACGAGCAGAAATGATCAGCAGCCTGTCCCGGGCCATCCGGGAACTGACTGATAGGGTGCAACTCTAGCCCTTGCATCTGGCCGTGGGCGGGGTATAGTGGCACCTACACCCCGCCCACTAACCCTCTATATAGGTACCCGAAATGAAGCGCAACTGGCAAGACCCGATTCTGATGCTGTGCGTGCTACTGGTTATTTCACTTACAGGCGTGCCCGTACTTGGCTTCACCCTCCGCTTGGCGGGGGGCATGTTCATGGCTGGCTGGAATTACGCCGGCAGCCTCTTCGTATAAGTGCCCCGCCCTCCGGGGCGGCATTTCTGGCCACGCTCTGCACATGCAATCAGGTCAGCACAGCAGCCAGCCCCAGAGTTGGGGTAGTACCAGCAGGAGCCGCCGGTCCCGGCTTGACGTAACCTGATAACCGGCACCCTTATGATTCAAGTAGCGCGTGGGCAGGAGCAGACCGTAGTGGGAAGCGGGAGCTGAGGCCTGTAAAAACAAAGTAGTGAAAAGCTGCCGTCAGCGGCCCAGTAGCGAAAAGCCTGATGGCTAAACGGAGTGGCGGGAGGGGGTGACTCCCCGATGTGTCCACACCGGCCCGCGCGCTACCCCAATCACAAGGAGGTACACCATGTTTCAAGAACCATGGATTACGTTGTGGATGTTACTGGCCCTCGCGTTTCTGCTAGGGTTTGCCTTGGGCACCATCGTGCCGCAATGGCTGTCAGACCGGCGGCGGCATCAAGAAGCCATGCGCCGGTGGTCTAATCTTCGTGTGCGCCCTTAGCAGCGGCGTTGCTACTGTCCCTGCGGGATTGATCCCGTAGCCCTTTAGCCATGAAGTGTTGGCGTGCCATTTCCTGCGGCACGTCATCAGGCCAAATATCCGACACACCCTTCATGCGCCCGCCGAAGGTACGGGGTTTCGCCCCTACCACTAATTCGGCGGGCGTTGTCTTAGAATCGCTGCTCACTGTCCATCTCCCTGAACTTCTGCGCTTTCATGCGCTGCTCGTAAAGGTTAATGTGGGCCGCTTTCTCAGGGGCGTCATACTCCTCCTGTTCAGGAGCTTCCCGCTTGAATGCCTTGAGCACCGGCCCCTCAGCAAACTCGTCATCCTCCTCGATTTCAGGTTTGGCGACCTTCACCTGGACAATGGGGCTGGCCTGCGGTAGCGGCGGGGCTGGCGGGGCCGGGGGCGGGGCCATGGGAAGGCTCACAGGCGGCGCAGCGGGCGGGGGTGGGGCTGGGGTAGCTTGTGGGGGCGCTGCCGGCCCCTGGACGCTCGCCATAGGCCCACGCACGGGCGCAGCGCCGCGTGACATGTCTGCACCAGCCGGCCCGGCCATGCTGGCCTGCCGGAGCTTACTGGCCATCAGTACATCCTTAAGGCTTGGCATTGTGTTTCCTCATTGCCCGGGCCAACATCACGGTATGCGTGTCAGCCTTGTTGAACTTCTTAGCCACCGTCTGCGGCACGCCCACTTTCTTAGCAAATTTAGGATCGTGGGCCGCCGCCGCCATGAAACGAGCTTGTTTCTCACTTTTGCTTGGCATCGGGGAGTTCCGTTGGTTTGATGTCTTGCAGAATACCCGCAGGTTGCTCACACCACGCCTGCGGGCCGACTATCACATGGCACCCCGGACGAGTAACACAGCCCACGAGTGCTGCGAATACGAGCAAGTACAGGTAACTCATGACCGTATGGCGAAGATAAGTGAGCGGTTTTTCGGGCGAGTTTCTGTGCCCCCGGTAGCTGCGACACTGGTGGCCACCGGAGCAGCGCCCCAGTACTCACCACCGCTGCCGCCCCGAGGGCCGTACTGCGTGATACTGGCCGTGATGGTGTGCTGGTGGGACTTAAAGTCATCCGTCTGCTCGGTATTCAGGGCGCGGCCACTGTCCACACCTCGGCCGTTGTCATAGCCTCGCGGGAACTGGCCCCGCATGTCCGGCAAAGTATTCCCGCCCAAGTATGTATTCAAATCAGGGTACGTGGAGGCACTGAATGTAGTCCCGTTACACTCCAGCCATCCCGTGGGAAGCGTGGGGCGGGGAAACATAGCAATCATTCCCACCGGGCACTTGATCTTGTCAAATCCGGCACCCGCTGTAGCAGCGGCAGAAATAGTGCCATTGACCACCAAACTCGAGAAAGTGCCGTTAGTAGCGAATAGTCCGTTACTAGCTCCTGTGATTGCCCCACTAGCCACACTGAATCCGCTAGTTAGAGCCAAGGTCGGAACTACGGTGGCGCTGGTACCATTCACGTTAATGGAATTTGGAGTCAACATTCCACTAAATTGCGCGGTGCTTCCAACTAGGTTGGCTCCGAAATTAGCCACCCCTACAAAATTCACCCCTGCACTGGTAAAAGTCATCTGGGCCACGCCTAGCCGGGAAAACCCGTACGACCCCGCGCTGAACCTATACATGCCCGAGTTAGGTTCCAGCGAAAAAGACAAACCCGGCGCAGCAGGTGTGCCATCTGCGACGGTAAAGCCTGTAATCATGCCGCCCTGCCCGGTGCGGCTAAGACTATCGGTAAGGGCTGTGGCCAAGTCGGCCATCGTGGTATTGGCCCACAATGATTCGATTGTAGCCCCTGCGGAAACCGGGTTCCCACTGGGCAGTGTGTAATTCCCGCTAGAATCGCGTGACATTATTTCTTCCTCTTGCGTTCGTTAGTAGCGGCCACCGCGCCGCCCGCAGCGCCCGGGGTGAGCGCATAGCCCGGCAGTCTGTCGTAATCCCGCAGCATTGCGGCCAGTGCTCGCTGGCCTTGCGTATTCCCAAGCCCAACCTTGCTTCCGCCGCGGGTCATGCCTAATCCCGCAACGGTTCCCAGAGCGCTAGTGGCGGGCAGATTCACGAAGGCACTCGCCAAGGCCAACGGGTTAGTCCACAGGAATTGGCTGGACTGGTACCCCGCCTTCCGGGCCAACGGGTCAGCCCCGCCGTAGGCATTCTCCATCATCTTGCCGTAGGGGGCAGTCAGGTCCTGAAAGATACCCTGTTCCTTGAGCTTCAGCCCGGTGGGGGCAGCCTCCACAGCTTTGACCAAGTCGTCCACGGTGGGGTGTGGATTGCGCTTGGCGGCACCCTTCATGACTTCGTACTTGGCCCACGCGCTGTCCAAATCCTTCTCCCGGGCTAGGGCATCCGGGGCAAGGCGGGACTGCGCAACCTTGTGGAAGTCCTCGGCAGCGGCGTCATAAGCCTCAGCCAAGTCCTTGTCCTCATTGCGCTGTGTGGCCTTATAGCGATTCCAGGACTCCCTGCCCTTGGCCCGCAGCCGGTTCAGGGTTTCCCGGTACTGGGGTCCATCCATCACCGTGTTCTTGAAGTCTGGCAGAATAGAGCCCATGTCCCGGTTGTAGCGGGCCAATTCAGGACTGTCGGGCAACAGTGATCCTGCCCCGGCAGCATGCACACGGCTGGCGTAGGTCTTGGGGATTTGAAACTGCTGCTGTGGGGTGTAAATCTGGTCGTAGGCATGCTCAAACTCGGGGTCCATCTCCTTGAAGTAGTCCCCGCGCCCGAAATTAGCCTTGGGCAGAACACCCCCGGGGTGGGCCTGTTCGGCAGCAGCCTCAATGAGCTCGTTACCCGCTCGATCCTGTGCTTTCTGTGCGGCCTTGCCCGCTACAGGGAGCTGAGACAGAATGTTTTCCAGCAACCGGGCACCTGCACCAGTCACACCCGTGCCGCCCTGCCCCGGGGTGGGCTGGATATTATGCTCCATCAGAATCTTGGCTTCCTTACTGGCGTCCACCGGGCTGGACAAGAAACGCCCAAACCGCTGAGTTCCGGCACCGCCCGCAGCACCCCACGCCGCATTCTTTTTCCAGGACTCGCCTTCCTGTGTCGGCTGGAGCACGTTTTCACCCGCACCCACCACCCCGGCCTGAGTAGTACGACTGCGCAGGGCATTCACGGCACCCTTGAGCACCCGAGGTGCGTTGGCCGCTATCTGTGGAATCTTGTCAACTGCCGTGGCCAAGCCCTTTTCAGCCGCCATGCCCGGGATGCCCAAGGTAAGCACATTCCCTATGAGGTTGCCAGTCATGCCGGGGGCGCCCTCGCCCAACGCACGCTGAGCGTCGATATCCTCAGGAGTTACGCCTCCCGTAGTGTTCTGCTGAACGAATTGTTTGGCCTGCACCGGGGCCATACCCACCGCCGCGTTGATGCGGCTGAGTGTGGGCTCACTGGTGACGTCCAGTTTGCCACTGACATCGATTCGCTTACCATGACTCTGCGCAAGGTTAGCCATAGCGCCCGCCTGCTTCTGGGCACTGGGGCGATTGATGTCGTTGACAATCCACGCGTTGAGAGCGTCCATGTCAGCTTCGGGGCCGACCTCAACAATTCCCGTGGAACCGTCAACCCGCTTATATGTTTTCGTTGGCATGGGTTTTGCCCTATTGCAGCACCCGCACGCCCGGGGGAGGGGGCGGCGGGGCCATGGGAACGTTCTGGTTGGGCGCAGCGGCCCCCGGTGGGGCTGGGGTAGCTGCGGGCATGCCTGCGGGGCCTGTAGAGGCTCCTACGGCCCCGCTATTACCCTTGCGGAACCATTCAGCGTCCTTGAGCTCCTCCAGGGCAGCATCAAGCTTGGCCTGTAGCTGTTCGGGCGTGTCCGTTACCTGCGGCAAGAACATATCCAGCCGGCCAGCCTCTCCGGCAGACAAAGCGGCACCCGCCAAGCTGTGAATGATGGCGTAGGTGCGCGCGGCAACCTTGGCACGCACTTTCATTTCCTCAGGGGTGAAGAGTCCACGCTCCATGTTGGCCCGCGCCACGCCGGGAGGCATATTGTTGATCAGAGCAGCCTTTTCGTTGCCGAACGCACCCTTGTTAGCCTCAATTTCAGTCTTGAGGCGACTAATTTGATTCATGCTCTGGCCCGCAGCCAGCCGGGCTTCCATTTTCTTGTTGCTATCGGCCACTGTGGATACAGTTCCCTTGAGCGGGCCACCCTTGGAATTGGTGTACTGCCCATCGGTGATATACACAGGCTCGTTGTGGTCCGATTGCAGAGACTTGATCAACTGCGGGCCAGATTTGCCGCTGGCCATGGCTGACTTGATCTCTTCCATGGCCCGGTTGTGCAGGCTGGTCTCGTCAAGCTTACGGTCGCCCTGTTTCAACAGGGCCAGCCGGTGCTCAGCCAACTGCTGGGCATTAAGCTTCAGCAAGTCTTGCGCGTCAGACTTCTCCTGCATCTTGGTCAGGGCATCAATGCGCCCGGCAATCATTTTCTCCTTGGCATTGCGGGCCATGATGGGGCTTTCCACGAAGTCCCCAGTTTGCTCGTTGAAGTAGCCCACATCGGCAAGGTTGGGGCGCAGCGGGTCGGTGTCCAGGGCCTTCTTGAAAATAGCAGCACCTGCCGGAGCCAGCCGCTTGCCACCAAGCGTCTGCAGAATAAGGCCAGCCATCTGGTCCGTGTTGGCGCCCTCCATGCGGGCACGGTTGGCCGCAGTCACGCCGCTGTAGTCCATGGGCGTGCCGTTGATGCTGTCCAACTGCTTGTACAGGGACGGGACATTGGGATACCCCAGCGCACCCACGCCCACGTCAGGAGCTTCGGCCCCAGACAGGTCTGGCATTGCACGCGGAGGCTGTGGCTTGCCGGCCATGCTGGGCGGGAACTCCATGTCGGGCTGCTGCATGGGCTGGGTATCCAAATCGCCATAGGCCGGCCCGGCAACGTCAGGGGCATCGCCGCCACGCAACAGTTTGGACAGAAGTGCAGAGCGTGGCTCGGCCCCCGGGGCGATTACCGGCCGATTCTGGCGGGCTTGGCCAATGGCCCACCACATCTGCTCTTCTTCATCAGGGCTCATGGGTATTTCGCGCCGGGCATGGTGGCGTAGTTGGCGGAAGGGGAAGCGCCCTGCCCCTCGGCCAACAGGGCCAGAATCCTGCTGCGTTCCTCGCTGGCCTTGGCACTGTTCTGCTGCGCTTTGTATCCGCTATAGGCGGACTGGATGCCTTGCAAACCGCGGGCGGCTTGGCTGGCCCAATCCATGCGGTTGCGGGCACCCTGCCCGGTAGCTGGGCTGCGCAACTGGTCGCTGAGGGCCTGCATGCGGGCTTGCTCTTCTTCCTGCAGCCCAATGTCCTGCATCTGCAGGAGGGCTTTGAGTTGTTCCTGTGTGGTGAAAGCCATCAGATTCTCCCGTAGTCAACCATCAAGTAACCCGTCGTGGGGCAGGGCACCACGGCTTCGCGGCAGTAAGCATACACTTCGTGAGCCAGCTTGCCAAGTTGGCGAGGCCCGCCCCAGACGTAAGTGAAGTAGTACCAGCCCGGCCACTGGGACGGCACAATGTCTTTCTTCAGCCGCACATCGCTGAACATCATGGCCGCGCCAGCCGCAGCGCCGACCAAGCTGCCGATGTCCGGCTTGTTGGTTTCTGTTTTCCACTTCTGGAAGTCGCCGGCTTGCTGCATGGCATTCGCATACCCTACGGGCTGCGCCGCCCCCGCTTGGCTGAAGCCCGGCATGGCGGGCATGGACACTTGCGTACCGCCCAGCAGAGCGTTGAGTTCGTTGAGTGGGATACCACGGCGCTGTGCTTCCTCGGCGATGGCCTGTTGCCGCAGCGTGCTCTGGAAGCCGCCCGTGGCCCGGCCCTCCGCGCCGGCATTGGTCATCATGCCAAGGTCTTCACGAGCAAATTGATCTGCTTGATTGCGTTCCTGCTTGGCCCACTGCTCGTCACCCTCACGAACTCCCATGTTTGCCAAGCGAGTCCGCAAAGCCTCCTTACTTTCGTCCCGGTAGGGTTTCTGCATTTCCTGCATGCGCCCGTACTGGTCCATGGTAGCCTGATCGGCGCTGCCCGGGGCGGCAGGCATACCACCCCAGTCGAACGGGCTGGCCGTCGCCTCAGTAGCCTGCCCGAGTAGCTGCTCGGCAGCACCAGACTTGCCGGCACCAATGCGAGATTGCGCCTCTTGCGCGGCAGCCTCGGTAGGGCTGAGGCTGACCTTGCTTCGCCACTTGTTGATGGACTGGCCAGTAGCAGGGTCAATATCCGGGGTGGCGGACCACTCCTGCTTGCCCCACGGAGTTTCCAGGTCTGGACGGTTAGCCCATGTCTGGTCAGTAGTTACTCTCTCGCTACTCTTGCCCTGCTCTTCAGCAGCGGCCCGGTAGTCGGGCGTTGCAGGAGACTTGCCACCGCCACCCTGCCACTGCTGGCAGGGAGTTGGGATCATACCATCAGGCCGCTGCATTTTCGGGCTCCTTGTCCAGCCATTTGCAATCCTCTTTGGTCATGGCAAAGAGTACGATGTCCCCACCATCCTCGTGCATGCCGGGGTACCTGAATACTTCCTTGAAGCCAAGCCGCTGGTCATACTTCATGGTGCGCTCGTGCTTGCTGTTGACCACACCGAAGACTACTTCCCGCCCAGCAAGGCCGAAAGCGTACTTGAAGCACTCGCGCAGCATGTCCTTGGGGCTGAAGTGGTAGCCCTCCTCCATGGCCACGTGCATCTGGCACGTCTTGCCCAGCCAAGAGGTGAATGCCACCACGATGCAGAGCTTGTCGTTGTACACCCAGCCGATCAGTACGTCGGTAGGGGTCAGCGCCACGCCGGCCTTTTCCTTCAGCATGCTGGCCATGGTCAGCCATTCTTGCGGGGTAGTCGGAGTTACGATCATAGCGGGTCCCCAGCCTCGTACATCCAATCATATTGCGTGAATAGAAGCCCCCCATGGCTGGTGACCTCCATTTGCATGGCGATTGCAAATCCTACCCCAGCCACACCGAGCCAGAAGTTCAATGGTACTCCACCTCCGGCCCATACAGCAGCATCCCATTTACCGGCATCCCACTTGGCAATGTCCACAGCGGGCACCGTAGGAACCAATGGTCGCTCAGCACTCTGGTAGTTGAGTAGGGGAGTTACGACAATGTCGGGCTGTAGCGCGCCGGTAAACGATAACCGCAGAAGTTTAACGTGTTTCTGCAACCCAGGTTCATTCAAATCTCCATACGCAGTGACCAAGCGTGTGTAGATAGTGTTTCCTTCTTCGCTTTGTGCAGCTCGGTCGTCCAACCTACCATTGAATCCCAGCACCACTCTGCCGTCGTGGGAACCACAGAATGTGGTGCCGTTGATGGTTGCCACGCTGGTGCATGGGTGGTCTACAAGCACGGACCACCCGTGCGTCACCTCGTCCTGCACCAGCATAGTCTCACGGTTATTGAGGTTGTATGGGGCTATGAGTGCAATCAACAGTTGGGGGTACAGAAATCGCACGGACCACCCAAGCGCACTAATCGTCGTGACTATCGAAGAAGACACAACTTTGTTAATCTTGTGGGTCAGCAAAGTCTGCTCGCTATCGGCTTCCCCGCGAGTCAAAAGCTCTGACACTTTTGTCACACCGCGCGTTGACAAGATGAGCAAGTCACCACCGTATGGGTCCATCACGCGGTTGCCGACGGGGAGCGGCCCCACATACCAAACCCCACGCAGCCTGAAGTCAGTTGGTGCGTTGTCTGGGTCAAACCCTTCGTAGATACCGATGTCACCTTGGGATGAGGCTACCACCAAATAATCATCAATGCCAACGCCCGCGTCTTGGGTCCAACCTGCAAGCATCTGCAAATACCCGCCGCGTGCGAATTGCTCACCAAAATCCCACTTTTTGAAGATACCTGTAATCTGGCCGACCGGCAGGTACCACGCTCGCGTAGAGCCCTCCTCTATCACCCAAATCCGGCGCTTCCAGACTGTGACGAACACAATCTTAATGGGGTCCACACCGGAAATGGTGCCACTCGTACCATCCCCCGCGACTGGGGCTGTCCACGCTGTTCCATCGTAGATGAAATACCCACCCTCTAAGGACGCAGCGACAAGGAACTGCCCGCCTACTGTGGAGTAGTTCGTCCAACTAAACCAGCTACCCGATATCCCGGTTTCTGCAGTCCAGGGACCGGTACCGCCATCAGTTACATCGTACACTTCCCCAGATTGGGAGGCAAAAAGTTTAGCCCCCGCCAAATTCAATGGAGAAACTTTGTCTGGGGTGCCGAACTCCTTGGCCATATTTCCAAGGAAGAACGCAGTGTTACTGGGTCCCTCAGTAATGGGAGCCACCCCAGACGATGGGATGTACTGCATCAACGTGTCGATCTGGTCGTTGCTTGGAAACCCGGTGGCGTACTCCTGAAACCCGTTACGAACTTCCATCCCATAGGGACGGGGGATCCAATTGACACAGTTCAGACAATCTGTCTCAGGCATGTCCATCAGATTGTCGCGGAAGTTGAGGCCTCCGGTAGGAGGCGGCTTAGACACGAGTTTGCTCGTGCGCTTGGCCGCCTTGGGAACCGCTACAGGATTTAGATTCACAATCCGTACCCAGAACTAGGCAAGTTAGCCGCAGAAATCACGCCGGCGTGCATCCCACCATTGAGGGACAGGGTCTGCGCAGGTTGATCTTTGTTCAGCACTTGTTGCATGCGAGTGACAAAGTCACGCGCATCTGCATTAGTGTCGAATCCCTTGGTTTCGCGCCATTTGATTTTCAACCCAATGGTGAACAAGAGAGAATCCAACAAGGGTATATCCGTGTCTTGCGTCAAGCCTCCTTTTTGCAAGGATGCGTTAGTACCATCCTGAACCCAGTTACTCGTCGTGTAC